AGGCGGTGGCCGAGGCCGCTGTCGAAGCCACGGAGGTTTACCAGCTTCTGGATGACGCCGCCGCCGGGTTCGAAGACGACGGCCAACTCCAGCGCGCACTGCGAGGCGAGTGATGGCGCACATCATCTTCTGGCTTGAGGTCAACATCGTGAACAACCGGAAGACCCGGTTGAGGGCAGACCGGATCATCGAACTACGGGATGACTGGGTCAGCGAGGGCAAGGGCAAGCCAAAGAAGCCCATCGTCCGCATCATCATGGAGGGTGGGACCAATGTCGTGGCCGAAGGAGAAACGATGGAAGACCTGTGGGACCGTCTCAAGGTGGCCCTGCAGCAGCCCTTCCAGAATTGTCCTGCCCCAGAGCGGGCCTTTGTCGAGCCAGAGGAAGATGACGTTTGAGGAGGCCGTCGAGGCCCTCTGGGAGGGGAAGGTCATCAGAAGGGCGGGATGGGAAGACCCGGACCGCTTCTGTTACCTGACCCTGCAAACCCAAGACGAGGGCGTCTGCCTCTACACCGCGAACGTCTCTGCCGAAGATAGCGACCAGAACGACTGGTACATCTGGGGGTACGTGCATTGAAAGCTTACATCGAACTGGTCACCAAGGGCGCTCGCCGCGCCATTGTGGACATCGCTTCCATCAAGGCCATCTTCACGGCTGCGGGTCAGGACATCGGCACCATGGCGTCCCCTGACGAGCCGCTGACCATCCTGTTGAACGACGGCACCGAGTTTGAGGTCTTCGGCATCAGCGCAGAAGCCATCATGCAGCAGCTACAGGCCTATGGGAGGATCGACGGATGTCTGTGGCTCCCCAGATGAGCGACCGGGTCAATCTCGACACGACCCCTAGCTGGCTGCCCGCGTTCCGCATCTTCCTGTCCAAGGTGAAGATCGCGTCGAAGGAGATGAAGGAGCCGGGTCCGATCACGCTCTACCGGGCTCAGGAGATGTTCCTGTCCGAGATGGCAGAGGGCATCCGTGAGGGAACGCGCCACTTCGTGATCCTGAAGGCTCGTCAGCTTGGCATGTCCACCGTCATGCTCGTTCTCGACCTGTTCTGGCTCTACATGAACCCCGGCCTTCAGGGGGCCATGATCGCGGACACCGCCGACAACCGCGAGAACTTCCGAAAGCAGATGGGCGACATCATCGAAACTCTGCCCAAGGGTTGGCGCATCCCCATCGTGGCCCACAACCGGAACGAACTGCGCCTCGCGAACGGGTCGGTCCTCCAGTACATGAGCGCGGGCAAGGGCCGGAACTCCGGTCTGGGCCGGTCCCGCGCGCTCAACTTCGTCCACGCCACGGAAATCTCGTCGTGGGGCGACCAGAAGGGCATCGACAGCCTCATGGCCGCTCTGGCGCAGGAGAACCCGAACCGGCTCTACATCTTCGAAAGCACGGCGCTGGGCTTCAACGTGTTCCACGACATGTGGAACGAGGCCAAGGAGAGCCACCCGACCCAGAAGGCGATCTTCATCGGCTGGTGGGCCAAGGACATCTACCGCTTCGTGGAGGGCTCGCCCGAGTACGAACGCTGGTGGGGGGTGTACCCCAAGCTGACGGAAGCCGAAGCCGAGACCGCGACCATGGTCAAGGAAGCCTACGACTGGACCATCACGTCCGAACAGTGGGCGTGGTACCGCGAGAAGGCGGACAAGCGCTCCCGCGAGAGCCTTCAGGAAGAGTTCCCCTCGACCGAGGAGGAGGCCTTCGTGGCGTCCGGGCACAGCTTCTTCAACAAGGAGAAGCTGAACCAAGACCTGATGTTCATCCACCACAACCGGCCCACCTTCCGGGGGATGAACTACGATCTGGGCGAGAACTTCCTGTCCATGAAGGTGGAGGAAGCAACCGACATCGACGGGCTGGACCTGAGGGTGTGGGAGCCGCCGAAGAAGAACGGGGTCTACGTGATCGGGGTGGACCCGGCCTACGGGCGAGGCGGGGACGCCGACCGGTCTGTCATCAGCGTCTGGAGATGCTTCTCCGACAAGGTCATACAGGTGGCTGAATATGCGACCGAAAAGCCCGAAACACGCCAAGTGGCGTGGGTCATGTGCCACCTCGCTTCCGAGTACCGAGACTGCATCATCAACCTCGAAATCAACGGTCCGGGTGGGCAGATCATGCAGGAACTCACCTCGCTGAAGCAGCATCTCCAGTGGGGCCACCTGAAGGACACGGCGCAATCCCTGAAGACGGAGGACTGCCTCGACGGGGCCAAGTGGTTCCTCTGGCACCGGCCCGACAGCATGGGCAAGGGCTACGCCTACAACTGGTCCACGACCTTCAACAACAAGATGCTCCTGTTCAACAAGTACCGCGATTGCTACTCGACCGAACAGGCCATCGTCCGCTCTCTCCATCTGCTGGAAGAGATGCTGACCCTGAAGCAGGACGGGGACCACATCGGCGCGTCCGGGAGGAACCACGACGACCGGGTGTTCGCTGCCGGTCTTGCGGTGTACGCTTGGGACCAATGGCGTCGTGTCGGGATGATGGCCGAGAACCGGAGCTACGAGCGTGAGATGGCCGAGCAGAACCGGATCGAATCGACCAGCACCGACCACGTCATGGGTCACATCATTCCGAACTTCCTTGCAGCACAGGCTGCGAAGCGCCGTCAGGCGTATCTCGACTCACTGGACGACTGAGGAGCCCATGGCGCGCTTGAAGTACGGCACCTACTACTGCGACGAGTGCGACCTGACGTTCAAGTCGTTCCGGGAGGCAGATGGCCCTCTGCCCGACTGCCCGATCTGCGTACCCGACACGACGCCGTTTGAGGCCAAGGCCCCGGCCATCATCGGGATCAAGGCCAAGGCCATCGACATCGCGCAGAAAATCGCTGAGGAGAGCTTCGGCCTCACCGACATGAACGACAACAACCGCCCCGGCGACCTGATCGTGAAGAACCCGGCACCGATCCAGACGGCTGAGAGCGAGCAGATCACGCGCGAGATGATGGCCTACACGAACGCCACCCCGGAGCAGGCCCCGCATCTGCAGGACTACGTGAAGAACTTCTTCGGGGCGGCGCAGAACTTGCCGTCCGCCGATCCGCAGGCCGTCATCAGCGGCGCGGCCCCGGCTGCGGCAGAGGCGCGGTCCATGGGGAAAGACCCCATTTCGATCCTGCAGAGCAAACAGGTGCAAAACCGTGGTATTAACAATCTCACCGTGGTCGCCAGAGACGATATGAAGCGATGAAACTCCCTTCCAGACACATCGGGCCGTGGGTCAAGGAAATCATCACGGAGTGCACCGTCAGCCGTGAATCTCGACGCAATGCGGGCCGGTTCTGGCAGAACCTCTACTACAACGGTGCGGCTGGGGGACAGGCCCGCGACAACATGTGCTACTCCCATGTGGACAAGCTGTCGTCGTATCTGTTCAGCCCAGCAGATGTGCGGTTCGACTGCACCTTCGAAGTGGACGAGACGCCGCGCTGGTTCGGCGCTGCCGACATCACGTCTCGCCACCTGACGCGCGAGTTCCGCCGCTCCCGCTGCGGCCTGACGTTCGCTCAGGGCGTGGACATGGCTCTGGTGAAGGGCTCTGCCATCCTGAAGCTGACGTGGGGCTCAAAAGGGTACCATCCCCACCTGATCCGCCCGGAAATGTTCGGGGTGCTCCGCGAGGACGTGGAGGACTTGGACGAACAGGACGCGTTCGTCTGCTCCTACTACCTGACCCCCGCTCAGTTTGAGCGGATGATGGAAGGCCACCCGAAGGCGGCAGCCATCGTGGAGGAGGTGACGGAAACGAAGGTCTCTCTCCAGAGGGAGGACTACGAGCAGGACTACTTCCACGAAATCGTGGTCGGGGGCACCCAGCCGATCAGCTACACGACCGCGAACAACCAGCGCGGCGCAGTCAGCTTCACGGGTGCTCCACAGGCCCAGCTTTCGCCTCAGGTCGCGGAGCGCCTGCTGCGCGTGGACGAGTGCTGGATCATGAACGATGAGGCCCGAGAGGGTCAGGGCGACTGGACCACGATCCGCATGGTGGGCGACACCGTCATCGATGGCGAGTACCGCTACCAGAACCTCTGCGACATCCCCGGCCAGAACCCGTTCATCAAGATTTGCGCCAACGAGACCCCCGGCTACTTCTGGGGTCGTTCGGAACTGGCCACTGTGTGCCAGCCACAGATTTGGCTGAACGAGCGTCTGGACGACATCGACCGCATCTTCAAGCGGCAGGCCAATCCGTCGCGGGCCTACACCGGCTTCTCATCCATCACCGACGAGAAGGCGCGCATCCTGAACTCCCCCGGCGGGGTGCTGACGGACGCGCAGGCCCCCAACGCCAAGATCGACACCCTCGCCCCCTCCATGCCGCCGAACTCCATGGAGTACATCTCCATGATCCGTCAGGTGTTCGAAGAGTCGGGCGGCTTCACCGCGATGACCTCCGGGCAGGGCGATAGCGGCGTTCGCTCCGGTGCTCAGGCCAACACGCTGCTCAAGACCTCCTCCCCCCGGCTGCGGGACCGCGCGCTGGTGGTCGAGGACCAGTGCGCCTCCTTTGGCGACCTGTGCCTGAAGATGTCTCAGGTGAAGGACGCGCGCGTGTTCTCCCAGCCGAAGAAGGGCATCTTCGGGAAGGTGAACGACTTCACGCTGGCCCAGCTTCCCGACGACATTCAGGTGATGGTGGATAGCCACACCTCGTCCCCGGCGTTCAGCGGCGACAACATGCAGCTTGCCTTCGCTCTGGCTGGGCGCGGAGCCATCGACGGGGAGGCCCTGATCAAGATGACCCACCCCCCGTATCAGGACGAACTCATCCTGTCCTACCGCCAGCGCGAGGAAGCCAAGGCTGAGTTCATGAAGCAGCACCCGGAACTGGCTGTTCCGCATGGGAAACAGAAAAAGGCGACCTAGCCCGGCGCAAACCGAGCCGCCTTCTTCCGGTTCTCATCGCGATGGATCACCCGGAGGTTCTCCGGGACGTGCAGTCCGCAGACGTGCCTGCCCCTGAGCGGGATGATATGGTCCACCTCGTAAGGTTCCCCGGTCCTCGCTGACAATTGCATGGCAGCGTTGTAGATGGCGACAATGGCTTCACGGTCGGCCCACGCAGGGGTCGCAACCCGGATGCGGTCTATTCTGGCGTTGGCGGACGCAATCCGCTTGCCGCGATTGGCTTTGTAATAGGCCCGGTCCTTTTGCCTGCGCTTGTCGCGATTGGCCTCTCTGTACCGAGTGTCGGCCTCCTTGTGCGCTTGGCGGTTCGCGTCCCGTAACCTTTTTTGGTTGGCCCAGTGGCGCGCCTTATGCTCGGGAGACGCCTGCTTTTCCTCAATGCAGACCCTGCAATGAGTGGTGCTGGTGTACCGCTCCCCCAAGTGACCCCTGCGGCACGGCCTATCAGACATGTAGAACCTCAGACCAGAAATCTTGGCAAGTTCTCGATGCGTAAGGGGTTTTTCCGTTTCCATGTCACTGTCCCAGAAAAGCAAAAACACATTAGATTTCAAATAGTTGCTACAAAGTCTCGGGGGTGGTACTTTCTTCTCAAGCAGGCTGAGGGGGGTTCCTCCACCACGGTGACTGCGGCATTGCCGGGGGTCGTAGTATTGCGACTCCTCCCCCCGGTGTTTCGTAAGGAGAACGCACATGGCTAAGCGCGGCCGCAAGCATCGTCGGAAGTGATTGCAGCATCGGTGATAAGCCGATGCTTACGACACTAACTTAAGACCCCCCTGATTGCAAGAGCAGTCCGGGGGGTCAACCCGTAGGAACCCCTAATGGCTATGCCTCCCTTGCCAATGACGCCTCCGGGCATCGGTTCTGCCGGTGCCGCCGGACCCCGCACCGGAAACCCCGGAGCGGCGGCTGACGCCATGACGAAGGTGAGGGAGGCAATCCACCTCCTTGAGATCGCTCTTCCGTCTCTGCCGGTCGGCTCCGAGCCGCACAAGGCGGTTCTGAAGATGATCCAAGACGGCTCCAAGATCGCTCCTGTTGGTCAGGAGAATGCTGGTGTCCAGCAGGCGACGCTGGCGGGCCTCATGGATCGTGCGAAGCAGATGCAGCAACTGACGGCGCTGCAAGGTTCTATGCAACCGCCCGGTGGTGCTCCCGCTCCCGGCGGCGGTGCCCCGCCCCCATCACCTCCCGGAATGTAAGGAGCCCATCATGGCCACTCTGCCCACCTCTCCCGCCTTCAACCCGCCGACGCCTTCGCTGGACCCCGATGAGTCCATCGTCCGCATCAACCTGAATCTGGTTGAGATCGGCAACCGTATGTCGCAGCAGCCGAAGGACGCGAAGAACGCGTTCCCGCTCAGCCAACTGCCCAACGGCAAGTAACCCATTAACCCCCATTAAGGATGCCCCCTCCGATGGCCGTAGAACTAGACGAAGCCGACTACAACTCGCTGATCGCGGCGAAGAAGCTGCTTGAGCAACTGAACGGCGATCCGAAGTCGCGCAAGCACCTCACCGCCGGGATCAAGCAGCACTACCCGAACGTCAGAACGGACGAAGATGTGGCCGAAGAGGTCGCCCGTCCGCATGTCGAGAAGGTGGAGGCTGGTCTCTCCCGCATGGAAGAGATGCTGGCCAAGCTGGCAGAGCGGGATGCCAAGGCAGAGGAACAGCGGACGCTGTCCAGCCTTGACGCCTCGTTCTCTCGTCTGAAGCGCTCCTACGGATACAACGATGAGGGCATCGACAAGATCAAGGCTCTGATGGTGGATCGTTCGATCCCCGATCCAGACGCCGCTGCAGCGCTTTTCGAACGGCTCAACCCGGCTCCCGTGCAGACCCGCTCTTCGTGGGAACCGGATAGCTGGAATCTGCGAGACGACGCTGTGGAAACGGACGTGCAGGGACTGTTCGCAGACCCTGATCGTTGGGCTGACAAAGAGGTCGGGAAGATTCTCCTCGACATCCGCAGTCAGAACGAATCCTGAGTTTTGGCAGCTAAAGGGGAGTACCTATGCCAGTCTACGGTTCGGGGGTAGTCCCCGCTTCAGGCGCTATCACGAACGAACTCACCGCAGTCATGCGTCGTGCGTTCGTTCCCAAGCTGGTGGTCCAGATTTACTCTGCGGCCCCGGTTCTTTCTCTGCTGATGCGGAACGCCCAGCGCGCTCGCGGCGGTCTCTCCCAAGTGACCGTGCCGGTTCAAGGTTCGCAGTTCGTGAACTTCAACTGGGCTGGCTATGACGGCGGCTTCCCGCAGCCTCAAGTGCTGGCCGCGACCCAGCAGGCCGCGTGGAACCTGAGCGTCGGCACGGTTCCGATCCCGCTGCTGGGCATGGAAAGCCTGCTGCAGCAGACCGAAACCATCATCCCTCTGGTGAAGGCCCGCATGGCCGACGCCAAGACGGTGGCGGTGCAGGCGATCTCGCAGGCCTTGTTCGGCTCTTCGGGCACGAACAACCTCGCCATCAACGGCTTCCTCGACGTGTACGACGACGGCACGTCCGTCACGACCTACGGCGGTCTGTCGCGAACTTCCAACCCGTTCTGGAAGTCCACCAAGATCACTCAGTCGATCACCCCGTCGCGTACCACCCTGATGACCCGGATCATGCAGCTTACCAAGCTGGCCGGGGGCGAGAGCCCGGACTTCGTCATCATGTCCCTGTCGGACTGGACCACGCTTCTGACCGACTTCATGTCGGTGGAGCAGTTCAACACCGACCCCGGCATCAAGTACGGCAACGACGACGCCGTGAACGCCGGGTTCCGGGCGCTGATGCTGGGCAACATCCCGATCCTCGCAGACCCGTTCTGCCCAATCGGCACCGCCTACATCATCAACTCCAAGTACCTCGGCCTGTACATCTCGGAAGACGCGAACTTCGCGTTCTCTGGCTGGCACTCGCTGATCGCCAACAACCAGATCGCCAACGTCGGTGTGATCATCGCAGCCATGGCTCTCGTCTGCACGAAGCCGTCGTCTGGGATGCAGCTTTCCGCCGTTGCCGGTGCCAGCTTCTAAGGAGACCTCACAATGGCTATCACTCGTCAGGCTGGGGTCGGGGTAAACCTCTGGTCCACCGTCCCGATCAACGACCCGGCACCGCCCATCGGTACGGTCAACCCGTTCCTGTCCAACACCGGCAACCAGACGCTGTCGGCTGGTGAAGCGTGGGTGCTTCCCGCTGGCCAATGGTACGTCGATCCGGGCACGGTCTCCGCGCTTCAGGTCTACGATCCGATCTTGCAGATTTGGCTGCAACTCGGCACCCCGACCAACGACTTCAAGTTCATCACGACCGATGGCGTGAACGTTCGTCTGGCCAACCAGTCCGGCTGCGCGGTCGGCGCGGTCATCACCAACGCCGGTTCCGGGTACACCTCGGCTCCGACCGTGACGGCCTCTGCTGGTTCGTCTAA